ACTTGATTAGTAATCCTATTATATTTATGACATGTGAATTATTCCACTATTTCCTTCTTGATCACTTCTAACCTGAGGAACTTGAATTGTCATCACTTTATATTTATTAACAAATTTACCTTCAGTTTGCCATTCAACGTTCTGTATTCCCATACCACGTACTAAACGAACAACATCAGATGTCATTTGAACTAATAATACATTATCAGCAGTCAGAGTATCTATTACCTTAATACCATTAATACCTTCAATGTCCATTAAACGTTGACGTATTGTCTTATTGGTAGCAGTATTACCTGTATCTTCATAATCCTCATCTAATACAGTTTCATAAGCTGTAGGAATATATAATTGATAAGGTCCGTAATGCTTGGCCGTAATTGCAGCCTGTTTCATTGCAAGAACAGAATCAAAGATATCTCTAGCGGAGGCCGCAGAATCATCCCAATTACCATAATCAGATAAAGTAACTAAATTTCTGTCTGGATGATTTAAGTAACTATAAATAGTACCACCACCAAAGGCATAAGCCGTTGCAGGTGCTGTAAATAATAAAGTCTCAAGATAATTTAATACCTTTCTAGTAGCTCTTTCGACAGAAGTAGTATCTAATGGATTTCCCATATTACGACTAGCATCTAAAACTCTAGAGTTAATTTCATAATCAACGTGAATAATAGGAATAGGTAAGTACTTAGTCTCATAATTGATACGATCACCTTTACCACGGCTCACACCGTCCATAGTCATATCAGCCTCCATTGCATCACTAGAATCATGTGTTTCAAGTACTGTCGTACCCATTGCATTTCCTAGGTTGTATGTTAAGCCTTTATCAATTAAGTCTTGAATTCCACCTAATCTACTTTCAGAAATTGCCATTACAGCAGCATCTAAATGTTTCCACTCGTCTCTACGAAGTGTTGAGTTCGTTACAGGAATATTCTTATAACTTTCTTCTTTTTTGGCATCTCCTCCTGTATAAACAGTAACATAAGATTTACCTGTTTTTGGATTAAACCAAGGTTTCATTAAACCTACATCCATTCTACCTCCTGCAGAGTTAGCCTGAATATGATTAGCAACTTCTCCTTGAGATCCTGTTTTTGATATAAAATCAATATTCATTTTATTTCCTCCTTTCTTTATAAAATTTTAACTTGAATTCTTTGAGTTCCTTGAAGTCCACTAGACTCTACAGCACTTGAAGATGATAAATCTAAAGTTTCCAATGCAATACCAACAATTTGTTGAGAATACTCTATAATACTCTGTTCATTTGAAGACTCTGTTTCTGCAACATACGCCTTTAAATAACCATCTCCATTACTTACTAAAAAACCTCCTTTAGTAACAAATTCTCCATCGGCAAGAATTGCATTAACAATATCTCCACGATATGGATTCCAACATTGAACAGGATCTGCAGCGGCATAGGCATCATCGATTCCGTCTCCTTGTAATTCATCTTCTAAAGCAAACATTGGTAATTGATTTTGTCCTTCTCCTGCATGAGCACGTACTTTACCTGTACTCATCAATTCTACAAGCATTCCAGGGGTAATAGCTGCATTGGCAATCAATTCCTCTATATTATCAGAATACTTCTTTATTTTAATTGTGTATTTAGCCATTATTTAGCCTCCTTTCTTTCATCAAGTATAATAGGTAATAATTTTTCTTCTTGATCGTTATCTACGATTATAGGTTCTGGACTTCCACTTCCTAATGCAGAATAATCTACAGGAGCCTTCGTAGTTTTAGCAATTCTTTCTAACATACCTGTATCTTGTAATTTCAATTCTTCTTCTTTCCAAACACCTTCTTCAGAATTAGTAAGAATTACTTTTATTAAACTGGCACGTTTATCAGCATTCAGTCTTAAACCAGTCTCAAACTGATCTCTAACCTCTTTTGGCATATCTTTAAGATACGCTTCAGTTGTTTTAGGTTCTGTATTAACAATAGGAGTTTCTACCGTAGGCTTCTCTTCTTTGTTATCTACAACCTTTTTTTCAGGTTCTTTAGGGATCAATTTTTCTAATTGTTCCTCATTGTGAGTTAATAACCATTCCTTGTCATCAGCCGTAAACTTTGTAGCCTCATTGGCTATTAAAGCATCAACCTTATCAGGGTAACATGGTTTAATCTCTTTCTCCATTTTTTTACCTCCTTTGGTTCTAATTAATGTATTAACTTGAATAAAATTAACCTCTCTTCTTACTTTCTGCGGTTCCCCAGTAAAATCTATACTGTTATCCTCTAGCTCTGTATAACTCCTTTTATATAATAAAGGGTCAGCAACTTCACCGTCTCGAATAACTACTTCATAAACAAAGAAATCTTCATACAATTCCTTTAAGTAGTGAACCCGTGTATTAGTATCCAATTGATCTAACTTCCTTTGAATAGTTCCATTTCGTTCTTGGTAACTTAATTCATTGGTAATAGGAAAAACAGAGAGGTTTTGTGCAATCAATTCTTTCATATCAATTTGATGCTCTTTATCATCTATATTGACAATGAATGAAAGTTCTTTACTTACTCCTTTTTCCTTTCTTTTCATTATTCCTCCTTTCTTATTATTATTTATACCGCATCCATCTTCTAAAGAACAGGCTCCAACTCCGCCAGGCAGGAGAGCTAAATGATCTGGTCTTAAATTAGTGGCTATTGCAATATATTCTTCTTCATTCCAATTTCCTGTTTGATTTATTTCTTCTGTGAAAGCTCCTGTACTCACTTGCAACGGTTGTCTTTGGTTTATTGCTTCCATTACCTCTGGAGATAATCTCGCTCCCCTACTAGCATTAATCCAAACTTCAGCCTTTAATTTAGTTCCGTCTACATGTGTATTAAATATTTTACCTACAGCATAAGCCTCTAATATTGCTGGAGAATTTGCTGAAGTATTAACTCCATCTACTTGAGGATGATTTATAGTTACAGGTCTCCCATTCCAAGATTCTGGATATGCTCCTAACTCTTCGATCGAATGAAATAAAGGACCTTTACTTCCACTATGTACTCCTTCCACCATCATTACAACAGGAACCACGATATGATTTTGTCCCTCATAAACCTCATTCCTTACGGTATAAGTATTACACACAAAATCATGATTTATTAATTTTTCCATGCTCTTCTTTTTAAATTTTAGTAATAGGTAACATTATACAACGACACAATGGATGAACGGGGATCATACTCCACGCCTGTTCTATTGTGTATATATTTCCTTCTAAAGCAGAACACTCTGGACAAACTCTATCATCTCCTGCTGTTTGAAACTCAGCTTTTACTTTCAACCCTATTGCTCCCCAGGATTCGTATTCTTGCATATTGGCAACATGATGAGCTCTTATTGTTTCTGTACGTGCTAATATTTCTGCTCTTCTACGACCTGGCATAAAATAATTAACCTGTTTCCCACTTCTAGGATTTATATAACTAATATCTAATCCTAATTGATCTGTTCCTGTTCCATTAATTACAGATACTAACTTTCTAGCTAATAATTTAGGTCCATCCCCATCTGCTAATCCTTGAGCTAAAATTCTACTAATTTGAGTATCCATAGCCTCCGTAATCCCTCTAAGCTCTCTAAATACCCTGGCATATAATAAAGCTAATTTGTTGACATGAACAGGAGAACTTAAGACAGCATTTATTCCTCCTTGTTGCTCTATAGTAGGAACATCGAATCCAGCCTTTCTAAGCTCGTATCTGGCACGTATTACTCCTTTTTTATATGTATCTGTAATATAGGCATTCGTCCAATATTCACTAGATAAACTACCAAATCGTTGTATGTCTGATACTTCTAGTATCCCTCGTTCCACCTGAAGTGCTAACCACTCCATAAATGCCTCCAATTTATTAGCATCTAATGGAAAATTAAAAGCTAAATTCCCAGGAGTTGTTACCTGATGAGTTACCAAACCTAATCCTAAAGCATTCTTATCTACTATTGCTACCTTTACCACTCTAGCTATTTCATTAAATCTACTTCTCATATCTCTTGCGAAACGATTTCTAATAGTAGTGGTCCTGGTAGGATCATACTGTCTTACATTAGTGACTATATTTGAACAATGTTCACACATATTATTCTTCTTCTATTATAGTAGTTTCTTCTTCTCTTAATTGTCTAGCTAAATTTTCTTCTTCTAAAGTTTCAGACTCCATTTCCATTTCTACCATTTCTACCTGTTCTGTACTTAAACCTAATAATTTTAAAAAGGCTTTAGGCGGTACAATATCAACTGCTCCCATATTAGTTGAATATAATTTAAGAGCTTCTGCAATAAATTTACCTATCTCCACTTTAGTTTTAGCACTTGGAGCAAATAAATCAGCCCACTTAACATCATAACTTTCTACCCTAGGAAGAATACCATATTCCATACATAAGTTTACAAATGGATTTATTAAAGTAGGCTCTGCATATTCTTCTCTCCTTGCCTGTACTGTTTCTAACCAACTATCTTTATCTTGAGTTGAAGCAAGTTCTCCTCGCTCACTACCTGTTAATATACGAAGAGGTATTCCATATACTGCAGATATTAATTTTAATTGAACATTTACGTGAGTTTCTGGATCTGATACCTGCCCTGCTAATTCTTTTATATCTATTCCATCCGTTTGTAAGAATCGTCTCAAATCATTCTCATACTCATCAAATTGATCATCTAAGTCGGCCTTTGATGCAGGA